GCACTGATGGGCAAGATCAAGAACGCAAGCGCGCATGTCGTGAAGGCCATTGCGAGCCGCCAAGCGGAATAACGCCATGCGCCAGCACCATTACATCGTCCGCTCAAACGCGCTCCAAGAGGTTCTTGACCGTAGTCGGGTGCCATTGGCCTTCGCGCGCCGTGAGAATGCCTCGCGCGTTCAGCTCTGCCGCGATGCCTTTCAGTGTGGTGATACCCGTTTCGCGGATGTCTTCGATGATTGGCATGATATCTTGTGCGTGCTTGTCGGCCCCCGCCTTCAAGGCTTTGACCGCAGAGCTATTGCCAAGGCCCCGGAGAGCCCTTGCGCCATTTGGGTTGCCGAACACGCGGCCTTTGCGCTTTGCGGCTGCCATGGCGTTCCGGGTGCGCTCAGAGATGATTTTGCGCTCATGTTGGGCGATGGCCGCGAAGAGGTGAATTGTGAACTCGTTCGCGTCCGGCATATCCGCGCAAACGAATTTGACCTTGCTCTCTTGGAGATTGGCGATAAAGGCCATGTTGCGGCTCAACCGGTCCAGTTTGGCGATGAGCAACGTGGCGCCCGTCACCTTGGCCCTGTGCAACGCTTGTTTCAGTTTCGGCCGCTCATCGTTCTTGCCGGTTTCAACCTCGACATATACGCCCATCAGCTTCCATTTGCCGCCGTTGAGATAATCGCTCACGGCGGCGCGTTGCGCTTCGAGCCCAAGCCCGCTCTTGCCCTGCTTATCTGTGGAAACCCGCAGATAGCTTACAAATTTGCCCGTCGCCATGCGCTTGCCCCTCTCGTTTTTGTGGCGTTATTAAATACCGCTCCGAACCGTAGGCAATCTTATAACACCCAAGGTCAGCCAATTGAAGCTCCGCCTACTGACTTTCTTACTCAGTGGTTAATCGCGCGCATTGCCTCTGCGGAGCCCGCACACGGCCGCTCTCTTCGTCTGCCTTCACTGTGCCGCCAATATGAGCCGCGTGCCCGTGCGCCTCGCGCTAGCCGTTCGCCTGCCCATTTCGTGCGGAGCGCTTCTTGCGTTCGCTGCCATCCGGTTTCCCAAAAGACCGGGTGTGGGTGCCGGGCGTACCCCGAAATCGCGAACGGTGCACAGAGGGCGGGGAATGAAAATGCGCCGAGGGCAAATTTGAAAAACACGCGATTGACCGAAGTCAATCATGCGCAATGCGGAGAGACGCCCAATGACTAGTTCGCAATCCAGAGCGCGCCTCGCTGGACGACAGCCGCCGCCGATCCCCCAATCTGACCGCAAGCGCGGCCGCCCCTGCACGCCGCTGATCCCAGTGGATGAAGCCGGCCTTGGCCCTGCGATGCTCGCGCTGTCGCCAACGATGCGCGCCTTCGTCGTGGCGAAAATCCAGTCCGGTTGTAGCAACGCCGATGCTGCGCGCCTCGCGGGCTATTCCGCCGTGAGCCCTCACGCCCTCGAAGTCACTGGCTCCCGGCTCGCCCACGATGAACGTATCCAAGCCGCCCTTCTCGAAGAGGGCCAAAAGCTCATGCGGACACAAGGCCCTAAGAGCATTCTGACCCTGGTCGAAATCCGCGATAACAAATCCCTCGACGCGAAAGACCGTGCGAAGGCCGCCGTCGAATTGCTCAACCGCTCCGGCTTCCAAGCGACCACGACGCACCAAATCAATGTCGAGCACACGCACCTGACCGATGGTCAGAAGGACGCGCGCATAATCGAACTCTGTCGCGAACTTGGCCTCCCGGAAACCGAGGCGCGCAAGATGCTGATAGCACCGGACAAGATCATTGAAGGTGAATTTACCGAAGCGGAGCCCGTTGGTCCCCCGACCGAGATAGCGGCGAAGCGCCAGCGCAAAACGGAATTGGAGCGCGAGCGCAGGAAATTGACGCCGGAGGAATTGGCCGCACGGAAGGCCGCCAATCTCGAAGCGCAGAAGGAACGTCGCCGCCGTGCCGAAGAGGCTCGCGCGCTCGCGGCCGGCGCCATCGGGCTCGAAGATATTCTTGGCCTCAGTGATGGGGAGGAAATCCCATGATCGTCGCAATGGACTTGATCGGGCTACTGGCAAACGTACCCGGAATTGAAAATACGCTGGCGGCAATCGCCCGCGATCCCAGGACCAGGAAACTCACGCGGCTCAAAGCTGCCGAGTTCCTATTGGCAGGCGTCGAGCGCGGCGCCTTCAAAATTCCCGCTCACCTCAAAGGAGAAAAGCAATGAACGCTATTACCCCCGAAATCTTGGCCCAAGCCGCTCACCTTGCGGACACCCCGCCAGTCAAACTCGTCGAGGTGCCACCCGACCCGAATGCGCCGGCCATCGAGCGGAGCCTTGCGGCAGTCCCGCATCTTTCCGCCGCGTCCGCACAAGCGGCCGGTCAGGCTCTTCTCAATTCCGGTCTCCCGCTTGAAGTGGTGCGCCAGCACCTCGCGGCCGAAGGCTATCCGAACTTCGGCGTCGAACAGCGGACGCCCGACGAGATTGAACGCGCGGCAGTCGCCGATCATCTCGCCCCAGTGGCGAAGCCGGACGACTATCGCGGCGCCGTTGGCTACCAGTTCAACAATCGCGCCGCTGGCGTCGCTCCCGAACAAGTCGAAGCGCTCGATGAGATGGCCTGCGAATGGGCCGCCAATGCGAAAGTACCGCGCGCCGTCGCCGCCGAGGTAGTCGAGCAATCAATCGACTGGGCTCGGCAGAATGACGCTCTTTCCGAACCCGATGCTACTGCCCGGCAACTACGGCACGAAGAAAAGCTGGCTTACTTCGCGGGCCGCCGTGGCGTCACACCCGAAACGATGATCGAGAAGGCGAAGGCAGTTCTAGCGAAGGGCGGCAAGTTCTCCGAACGCCTCTCTGCGGTAGGCGCACTTGGCAACGCTTTCATCATTTGTGAATTGGCCGATCATTTTGACCGCCTCGAAGCCGCGACCAAGCTCAGGGGCCGCCCATGAGCGCCCGCAAGGATGCAGTCCTAAAACTGCTCGAAGAACAAGCCAGGGCAAAGCGCGAGAACAAGTTCAAATCGTTCGCCCCCTATGAACGCCAGAAAGAGTTTTGCAACGCGACCGCCGATCATTCCGAAGTCGTGTTGCAAGCGGGAAACCAGCTCGGCAAATCTGAAATCGGCGCCTATATGGCAACCGTGTTCGCGACTGGGCTCTATCCCGATTGGTGGCAGGGCCGCCGCTTCGATCATCCGACACGCGGCTGGGCGACGGGCGAAAGCACCGTGGCGGTGCGCGACGTTTCCCAGCGCAAGCTTTGCGGCCCTCCCGGCGATGACGGCCAGTTCGGCACTGGCATGATCCCCAAGGCGCTGCTTGTCGGTAAAATCCTCGGGCACGGAGCCGGAGGCGCATTCGACACGATCAAGGTCAAGCACGTCAGCGGTGGCATTTCCGAAATCACGTTCAAGAGCTACGACCAGGACCGCGCGAAATGGCAGGGCAGCACGCTTGATTGGCTTTGGTGCGATGAAGAGCCGCCAGTCGAGCATTATTTCGAGGGTCTCGCGCGCTTGGTCGCGACGGGAGGACTTGCCTACAGCACCTTCACCCCGCTGTCCGGCTTCAATCTGATACTGCCGCGCTTTCGCGAGCGCACGCCGGAAGCATTGAAGAACCGCATTGTGGTTCGGATGCGTATGGCCGACGCCGCGCACCTTGCGAGCGAAGAGCGCCGCGCCGCACTCGTGGCGACATTCCCGGAGCATCAGCGCCGTGCCCGCATTGACGGCCTCCCGATGCTTGGCTCCGGCGCCGTTTTCGAGGATGTCGAACTCGACAGCCTTCTTGTCCCGCTTCGCGTTGTCGGCCGCGACATCGTTCACACGACGCTGGGCACTCTTGAAACCGCGCACTGGGCGAAGCTTTGGGCGGTGGACTTTGGCGTTTCCCACGCATTTGGGGCCGTGCTGCTCGCCCATGACCGTGATTATGACACCGTGACGGTGTTGGCCGAAGTGAAGATCAAGGGAGGTGTCCCTGCCATCCACGCCAGCCGCATGAAGTCCATCGCTGCAAATGTACCTGTCGCGTGGCCGCATGACGGGACGCAACGCGATAAAGGATCGGGCGAACAGCTTGCACAAATCTACAAGCGCGAAGGGCTGCTCATGCTGCCCAAGCACGCGACGTTCTCAACCGGGGGATACAGTACCGAAGCGGGCATCATGGAAATGCTCACCCGCATGCGGTCCGACCGCTTCAAGGTCGCGGCCGGTTGCCAAGAGTGGCAGGAAGAGTTCTTGGGCTATCACCGCAAGGATGGGCTCATCGTGAAGACAAACGATGACCTTTTGAGCGCCACGCGGGTAGGCATCATGCAATTGCGCTCGGCAAAGGCCATCGTGCTGGGCTGCACTCGACGCGTGGCGGCCACGCAAACAGTAGCTATCGGCATAGACCCGAACCTTTGGGGCGCTTAGTTTGAGCAAAACCAATGGCATGACAGAGGGAACCCAATGTCATTTTCCTTCCGCCTCCGTGTGAACCGCAGTCCGTCAACGACAATCCAAACGGACGCGGCCAGTATTGATATTCCATCACCCGGGTCTGGGGTCACACTGAAATTTCGTTCGGTGGACACGAACAAGGATTGCTCATTGAGAGACGCTAAGCAGTGGGCCTTGGTCGGCACAGGTTACGGAACGGAAGAAGCGGCAATGACGAATGGCGAGCGTCTACAAGATGCTCTTCGACTTGTGTTTGTCAAAAATGGATTGGGCGTGGATTTTGGTGAGCGAAGTCCCACAAGCGCTCTCACCCAGTACGGACAAACATATTATGGAGAAATGCTGGGAAAACGAGTCCTAAATAGCGCTCACGGATTGATGGTGTATGCATCGGAGCCGACTCCGGTTTTCATGGAGACTAGTGTGCAGGCGACGGCTGGAAAGAATTACGAAAAGTTCCAACTCGATCTTTTAGACGCAATCTCACGTTCACCAATTCTGCAAGCTGAGGAAAGAGTATCCGCATCACTTTTCGGCGCATCGCTTTTCGAGACACGGGTGGACAGCAGGTTCATTCTGTTAGTTATGGCGATTGAAGTGCTCATAAGACCAAAGCCGAAGTCCGCGACTGCGATTGCGCTCGTAAATGAATTTCTGGAACGCGTTAGTGCATCGAATATTGACGACATCGAAGCGGCATCTCTCCGAGGAAGTTTGAACTTTCTTCTACAGGAGTCCATCAGCCAGGCGGGAAAGCGAATTGCCCTAGAGGAGTTGAAAACAAAAACCTATCTTTCCATGAGCGCAGACAAGTTTTTTTCGCGGGTATACGGGATGCGAAGCAATCTAGTGCACGGCAACATGCCAATTCCGTCCTATCAGGACATCTCTGGTGTAGTCGGCGAGACCGAACGCTTTACCAGCCACTTACTAACGAGCCTTGTCGAATCAAGGAAACCAATGACAACATAGTGTTTCAGTCTTCCGCATCGCGCATCGTCAACGGCGTATCCGCCGAATTGCCGGCATCAGCCATCGCAGCTCTATACCTCTGCCGTATCAAATAATTTTGGATCACAGCCGCATCGCCGTCGTTTGGCGAAAACCAGCCGAAGGGGGGAAGTGCATCAAGCTCGTTTCGGATAACAACGGTTTCTTCTGGCGTCGGGAGCTTTTCTGCTATTACGCCCGCATGCTTTGCAAAATGTCTAATTCCTTCCATCAGATTGCGGAAGCAATGAACTTCCAGCGGCGCGCCGCATGAATTGGAAAGCTCCCGATACAGAAACGCATTCAGAAAACTGCGACCTTTCCAAGTGCTCAGATGGTCTCCATCATTCGTGATGATCCAAACGCGTTTGCGTTTGTTGGCTTTACAGTAAGTGAGCAATTGCTCCCAAGCCATCTGGTCACCAATCGGCCCATTCTTTTTGCCTGGTGGGTTCCCCACCTCTTTGCGTTCCCTCGCCCTCCGTATCTCCTCGTCGGTTGCGGGAATAG